AACACCATCGAAGGCGATGCCATGCAAGACCTGCTTTCAAATGTGCCAAGGGCGGAGGACCTTTTAAATAAAAATCACGATGAGTAAATCGAAAGGGGGTAGGCCACATGCCATTTAGTGAAGCTCATGCGAATCACGCCATTAACTTTATCGAACAACTGAAGCTGACCAAAGGCAGATGGGCCGGTCAGCCTTTCAAGTTACTCCCCTGGGAGAAGGATCTTGTGAGACAACTCTTTGGAACCTTGAGAGAAGATGGGACTCGCCAGTACCGTACCGCCTATGTGGAGATCGGCAAGAAAAATGGCAAGTCTGAACTCGGCGCAGCCATTGCCCTTTACATGCTTTTAGCTGATGGAGAGCCGAATGCAGAGGTGTATGTAGCTGCCTGCGACAGACAACAAGCCAGTATCATTTTTAACACCAGCATGAACTTTGTGGAGGGAAATCCGACGCTATCAAAAGTAACAAACCTTGTGAGGTCAACAAAACGAATCACTTATCCTAAGACAGGGAGTTTTTATCAAGTCCTAAGCTCCGATGTTAAATCAAAGTCCGGGATCAATGCTTCCTGCGTTATCCTTGATGAGATTTGGACTTATCCGAATCCAGACCTTGCCAAGATGCTGACCACCGGTTCAGGGGATGCCAGAACCCAGCCACTGTTTTTGTACCTCACCACCGCCGGGAATCAACTCTCCGGTTATGGATGGGAGATGCACCAACGGGCAAAGGATGTCTTAGAAGGTAAAAGAGTAGATCCCACATTCTTGTCCATCATTTACGGACTTGAGGATGATGCGGATATCGAAGATGAAAACAACTGGTATAAAGCCAATCCAAGTCTTGGCCATACCATTCAGATAGATCGAGTCAGAGAACACTATAGTCAGGTGAAAGACGATCCGGCAGATCTCGCTCTCTTTAAACAGCTTAGACTAAATATGTGGGTGAAGCAGGAAATCAAATGGATGCCCATGGACAAATGGGACCTTTGTAATTTCACTGTAGACCCGGAAGAGCTCAATGGGCGAGTCTGTTATGGAGGTCTGGACCTTTCGTCCACCACTGATATAACCGCTTTTGTTTTGGTGTTTCCGCCTGAGGATGAAACGGATAAGTTTCAGGTACTGCCTTTCTTTTGGATACCGGAGGAGACCCTCCATCAGCGGGTGAAAAGGGATAGCGTTCCCTATGACATTTGGCACAGACAAGGCCTCATCAATCTTACTGAAGGGAACGTGGTCCACTACGGATTCATCGAAAAGTTTATTGAGCGCCTTGGTGAGAAGTACAACATTAGAGAAATCGTCTATGACCGGTGGGGAGCCACACAGATGAGTCAGAACCTTGAGGGGATGGGATTTACAGTCATACCCTTTGGTCAGGGATTTAAGGATATGTCTCCTCCGACAAAGGACCTGATGCGGCTTACACTCAGTAAACAGATTGCTCATGGTGGGCATCCAGTTCTTCGGTGGATGGCAGATAATATAGTGGTCAGGACAGACCCAGCTGGAAACATCAAAGTAGATAAGGAGAAGTCCTCAGAGAAAATAGATGGTGTTGTAGCGATGATTATGGGTCTGGCTAGAGCAACGGTGAATCCACCAGATGATGGTGTTTCCATCTATGATGAACGTGACATGATCATTTTAGGATAGAAGGGGGTGAACAGTAATTATGGCGAACTTTTTTAAATGGCTTTTTAAGGCAAGGGCAGAACCGACAAATAGTGTCAGCAGTGCACCAAACTTTTATATGGGTCAAAGTGTATCGGGGAAAATTGTTAACGAGCGAAGCTCCATGCAGACCACAGCGGTTTTTGCCTGTGTGAGAATCATTGCAGAAACTGTAGCCTCTTTACCTCTTCATACCTATCAGTATAAAGGGGATGGCAAAGAGAAGATGTACACGCATCCGCTTTATAAGGTTTTGCATGATGAACCCAATCCGGAGATGACATCCTTTACTCTCAGGGAGACCATGTTGACACATCTACTGTTATGGGGAAATGCCTACTGCCAGATCATTCGAAATGGTAAAGGAGAAGTGATGCATCTGTATCCCCTTCTACCTGACAAGATGACGGTGGATAGAGATAAAAATGGAAAGCTCTACTACGCTTATAGGAAAGACACCACCACCCATTATCTTGGTCCAGAGGATGTGCTTCATGTACCGGGACTTGGGTTTGATGGTGTCATGGGTTACTCACCAGTGGCCCTCGCTAAAAATGCCATTGGGCTAAACATTGCCGCTGAAGAATATGGTGGCAGATTCTTTGCCAATAACGCCACACCAAGTGGTGTTCTTTCAACTTCAGGAACCATTAAGGACCCATCGAAGGTAAGGGATGCCTGGCAAGCTGCCTATGGTGGAATCAACAACAGCAACAAGGTTGCAGTTTTAGAAGATGGCCTTCAGTATCAAGCCATCAGCATGCCAAACTCTGATGCCCAGTTTTTAGAAACCAGGAAGTTTCAGATTGAAGAAATCTGTAGAATATTTCAGGTGCCGCCTCATATGGTAGCAGATCTGAGTAAGAGTTCATTCAGTAATATTGAAAACCAGTCCATCAGTTTTGTCGTCCATACCATACGGCCATGGCTGGTAAGACTTGAGCAGGCTATGAACCGGACACTCTTTCTCGAAAAAGAGAAGGGCCAGTGTTTTGTATCATTCAATGCATCGGCTCTTATGCGAGGGGATTATAAATCCAGGATGGATGGTTATGCCATTGGAATTCAGAACGGGTTCTTCTCCGTCAATGATGTAAGAAGGATGGAGAACATGGACCCAATCTCAAACGAAGATGGTGGAGACCTTTATCTTGTGAACGGCAACATGCTACCCCTTAAGATGGCCGGCGCTTATGCAAAGAGAGCCTTAGATGAGAGTGGTGGTGATACATCATGATGATAAGTGTATAACTTGGCACATTTCTGTGGACAAGTAGGAAATTAAATGTAAGTATCAACAGCATTTCTTAAGAATAAGAAGTGCTTTTTTCATGCACTAAAAGGAGGTCGATTTGATGGATAAATTTTGGCGATGGGTGGTGAATGAAGCTGAAGAGTCTCCTGTGAGAACCTTGCATCTTGAAGGTTATATTGCACATCACCCCTAAACAATTCAAGACAGAGCTTTACGATAGTGGTCCGTTGGCAGATGACATTGTTGTAAAGATACACTCACCAGGCGGTGACACTTTTGCTGCTGCACAGATTTACAACATGTTAAAGGAGTATCCCGGCAATGTCAGTATCCATGTGGATGGCCTTGCAGCCAGTGCAGCTTCAGTCATTGCCATGGCGGGGGACGAGGTGTGTGTTTCACCGCTGTCAGTGATTATGATCCATAATCCAGCGATGCTTATTGCTGGTGAGGTGGCGGATCTGCGGGTAGGGATCAACCTACTCAGTGAAGTGAAGGAAAGTATTATCAACGCTTATCAGACAAAGACGGGACTATCCAGAGCGAAGATTTCACATATGATGGACGCTGAAACCTGGATGAGTGCCCACAAAGCCATTGAGCTGAAGTTTGCCGACAAGATTCTCTATGAATCAGAGCCGGTTGATGAAAATGCTAGTGGATTTATCTTTGACCAGATGACAGTGACCAACGCTCTAAGAAACAAACTCCCTGGGATTCAGGCGAGGATGAAGTATCTTAAGGCACATGATGATGACGTTAAAACAAAGGAGCCGGAAAAGAGTGCAGATCCTGAACAACAAGGTGAAGACGACCAGATCCCTATTGCCCAGCTGGAAAGACGGCTGGAGCTGATTAAAAATTGGAGGTAATGAATATGAGTAAAATTCAAGAACTAAGAGAGAAACGTGCGAAGGTTTGGGAGCAGACGAAAGTTTTCCTTGATGAACATCGTCAGGAAAATGGTCTAATCAAACCAGAAGACAATGCAGTTTATGAAAAGATGGAAGATGAAGTGGTCAGTCTTGGCAAGGAAATCGAGCGCCTTGAGCGTCAGGAAATGATGGACAGAGAACTTTCAGCCGCCATCACAAGACCCCTAGCTTCAAGACCTGAGAAGATGACCGAAGAAAAAACAGGTAGAGCGTCAAATGCATACCGCACAGCATTTTGGGGTGCTATGAGAAACAAGATGAACCCTTCCGTTCAAAACGCTCTGCAGATTGGTACAGATTCAGAAGGTGGCTTCCTTGTACCGGATGAATATGAGAACCAACTGATTCAGGCACTTGAGGAAGCTAATGTCCTTAGAAATCTTTGTAACGTGATCACGACCAGCTATGGGGATAGAAAGATTCCAGTGGTGGCAAGTCACGGATCCGCAGCATGGATGGATGAAGAGGGTGCTTTTGCAGAGAGTGATGACGCCTTCACTCAGGTGACCTTGTCCGCCTACAAACTTGGAACGATGCTGAAAGTATCTGATGAGCTTCTCAACGACAGCTACTTCGACCTTGAAGCTTATATCGCAGCTGAGTTTGCAAGAAGAATCGGGGCCGCTGAAGAGGAAGGTTTCATTACAGGAAACGGTACTGCGAAGCCTACAGGTCTTCTAAACGCAACTGGTGGCGCAAGCCTTGGTGTAACTGCTGCAAGTGCTACAGCTATTACCATCGATGAGGTAATGGACCTTTATCACAGCTTGAAGTCGGCCTACAGAAAGAACGCTACATTCCTAGTGAATGATGCCACCATCAAGGTCATCAGAAAGCTGAAAGATGGTCAGGGGCAGTATTTGTGGCAGCCATCCATTCAGTCGGGAGTTCCAGATACGATTCTCAATCGACCAGTGGTGACTTCTCAGTATATGCCTGCAGCCGCAGCAGGTGAGAAAACCATTCTCTTTGGAGACTTCAAGTACTACTGGATTGCAGACCGTCAGGGCAGAACCTTTAAGAGATTGAACGAACTGTATGCAGCCAATGGTCAGGTCGGTTTCCTTGTATCACAGAGACTGGATGCCAAGCTGATCCTTCCAGAAGCGATCAAGGTTCTTCAGCAGAAAGCCTAAGTAATTTAACTGGAAGGTGGTCCTAGTTACTGCCTTCCTTTCACTTTGATAAGGAGGGAAAAACCATGGGATATAACACAAAAAACTATACCGAGCAAGGTGGCGATAAAACCGTCATTGGGGGTGAACTTGCTGTAACAGCAGAAGGGAAAATCACCTTTGATGGAACCGAGCTAAAGCCTGTAGCTGTTCAGGCGAATAGTGTAGCAGTAGATGCAGCGGGGTTAGTCACAGATTTCAATGCACTGCTCACCAAACTTAAAGCCGCCGGCCTAATGGAAAGCGAGTGATAAATGATGGCACTTCTTGAGAAGGTAAAAGCAAATCTCATTTTAACCCATGATGAGGATGATACCTTACTAGAAGGTGTACTCGCCGCTGCCATCAGCTATGCCGAAAGTTATCAGCATCTCGGTGAGGGCTACTACTTGGAAAACACCATGTCACCAGCCACCGAGCAAGGAGTCATTA